CTGAACTACAGACAAGGCAAGCGTTTTGATCCAGATGCAATACAAATCGAAGAGCCGGGCAAAGTGCCTGATTGGCTTAACACGATGGACGATGGACGCGAGGAGGTCATGCCGACGCTTCGCATCCAAGGTAAGACGGCGGTCTTCAGTGATATTCACTTAGGCATTCATGATAAGGCGGCGCTTATTGCAGCGATTCAATATGCAAAACAGGACAGAGTCGAGAATATCATTCTAAACGGCGATATTTTAGACGCGGCGCAAATTTCAGGTCATCCTAAGACAGCCGATACGCCGAAGTTCCTGAACGAGTTAGAACTAACAAAGCAATTTTTAGAGGGCTTGCGTTCAGAGTTCAAAGAGCAGACAATTTACTTTAAGCTCGGTAATCATGAGGATAGATTGCAGCGATACTTGATGGCAAAAGCAGATGCAGTTGCAGAGCTTATACATTATCGCCACTTGCTAAAACTTGACGAGCTTGATATTAGGTATGTAGAGTCAACTCAATTTATGAAGATAGAAAATACATACATAGTGCATGGTCACGAGATGAAAGTCTCAGGCGGCGTCAATCCCGCCCGCGCTTTGATTCTCAAAGCAGCGGCTAATGTCGTGATGGGTCACGTGCATAGGACTTCATTTAGCTCGATCAAGAGTTTGGATGGCAAGTTTTACAAAGCATATTCAACGGGCTGCTTGTGCAAGTTAAGACAAAGCTATATTCCTCATTCTAATAGTAATCATGGCTTTGCAATCGTGCATGAGAATGGCATTGTTGATAATCTCTTCATTGAGAATGGAGTGGTGCAATGAAGTCAAGTGAATTACTCAACGCATTGGTTATTCTTGCAGTGCTTTTGATCATCGGCTTTGTCTCAGGGCTTCACATGGGCAAAAGCAGCAATCGCATGACTGATACGGTGACCAAGGTGCAAGTCATTGAGCGCCCTGTAACGATTAGAGATTCAGTCCATACAAAGTCAGTCACAATTAAGACAAAAGATACGATCTATTTTCTTGAGAAGCCAATTGAGATACCTTGTGGCGATACTGCATTTATAGCACAATCGGACTCGGTCATCACTGCGACTCAAGATACGATTAACATGGCTTTTGCGTATGCTAATCGCAAGGGTCACTTCTCGCTTGTATATCGCCCCCGCCCTGACTCAATTAAGGTGGTAACTTTACCGACTCAAGTAGTGACTGAAAATAATTGGAGCTGGGTAGTTGGTGCTCTTGGTATTGGATTAGGTCTTGGAGTTTATTATGGCAGGCGCTGATAATCTTAAAGGACATAGCTTCAGAGATAAGCCGGAGCGTATCAATCGCAATGGCAGACCAAAGGGCAGCATAGTCTATGTCAAAGACCTTGCAAGGATGGCGGCTGAAGAGCTTGCAAAGCCCGGCAAAACTAAAGAAACTGTAGCGGCTGAAATTATTGAGATGCTGATTCATAAAAAGATCCTTCTCAAAGAAGATATTACAGCCATGAAACTACTAATGGAGTTACTGACTCACTTGAATAATCAAGTATCAGAAAAAGGCAAAATGATAATAGAGTGGGGTTCACAGAATGGACACAGTAATACGGATAAAACCGCATGATAAACAGCTTGAGATACTTCGGAATCGGCGTCGGTTTAACGTTGTTAGGTGCGGGCGTCGCTTTGGCAAGTCTTATCTCGCTTTTGCTTTGGCCCTTGAGAAAATGCTTGAAATTGATGGAGCGTATGTTCTCTATACAGCGCCCTCATACACCGAGCTCTCAGGCCGTGAAACTGAAGCGCAGCAGTTCTTTGCACCCCTTGGTGCGACATACAAGCAAGGCCAAATTAAATTAGGCCGTAGCACGTTGGTTCTGCAAGGTATTTACCGAGCGGATGGTTTAAGAGGTAATAAGTTTCACCGCTTTATCGGTGATGAGTGGGCTCACTGCTCGAATGCTGAAGACGATTGGAATTTTGTCATAAGTCCGATGCTTGCAGATTATGAAGGCGATGCGTTCTTTTTCTCAACGCCGAAAGGTAAGAATCACTTTTGGCAACTTGACCAAATGTCAGAGACTATGCAAGACTGGCAGTCGTTTCACTACTCGACATACGACGGCGGCCAGATCAAGTTAAGTGAAATTGATAGACAAAAAGAGATGCTACCGAGCTTAGTCTTTGCTCAAGAGTTTCTTGCTGAATATGTAGACCGCTCGGCTGCAAAGATAAAACGAGAATGGCTACGGACTACAAACGGTCAAGAATGCACGGCGTATTACATCGGAGTTGACCTTGCAATAAGCCAGAAAGAAACTGCAGACTATACGGCGATTGTGGTAATAGGCACGACAAAAGATGGTGAGGTAGTTGTAGTTGAAGCCGATCATTTTAGAGCGCAATTCCAAGAGATAGGACGCAAGATCATGTCAGCCGAACAACGATGGAATGCAAGAGTCGTAGCAGTAGAATCAAATCAAGCACAAGCTTGGATGGTGCAAGAGCTGAAAAGAAATACTAAGATGAATGTAGTCGGAGTGAGAGCGGATAGAGACAAGGTAATTCGCTTTCAACCAGTCGAGGCAAGATACGAGCAAGGGCTCGTCTATCACGTGCCTCACTTGAATCCGGACTTTACAGAGGAGCTGCTAAGTTTTACAGGCACTCCGCAAGACAAACATGATGACTTTATTGATGCATTGGGCTATGCCTTCAATGCGATTCGCAAAACACCACAGATATACGTATGAGTTTACTTGACCAACTTCGAGATAGAATCGCGGCTGCAGTTGCACCGCGAAGAAATGACAGACCGTATATTCGGTCAGGTGGTGCTCGCAATATTGGTGCGACTCAAGTCGGTAATGAGTTAAGCGCTTCGCTTCGAGGCACTGTCTTTGCTTGCCTTCAGCATCGAGCCAATGCTTTGAGCGGTATCAAGTTTGATGCCTATGCAGAAAAGAATTGGGAAAAAGAAGTTTTAAGCCGCGGTCATTGGGCTAATGAGCTGCTTTCAAATCCTAATCCTTATTTTACTCGCTCTCAAGTCTTTGGCTATATTGAAAACTGGCTATCCATTAACGGCAATGCGTTTATATGGACTCCGACAAACGGCTATCGAGTGCCTTTGCAAATGTGGGTGCTCAACCCTACTCGCATGAGAGTTATTAAAGGCGAAAGTAACTTTATTGATGGCTATGTTTATCAATCAGCTCAAGAAGGCAATATCGCCATCCCGGAGAAAGAGGTTATTCACCTTGCAAAGCTCCATCCCGCGAGCCGTCCTGAAGAGATTATCGGCATGAATATCTTTGGCGTTGGTCTTGTGACCGCCGCTTTGGAATATGCAAACATAGACCGCGAAGTATCGGCTTATTTGGCACGCTTGTTTGCTAATAATACAGTCCCTCCCCTCATTGCAAAGTTCCCTGAAAGATTCGATCAAGACGAGTGGCAAAAGCTGAAATCAGCATGGAATGAAGAACTACCAGACTATAAGCTCCGCGCTTTGCTTGGTGGTGGAATGCAATTAGAACTCCCGCCGAAAGGCGAGCTTGCAGTAGGCTACGATGCAGTAAGTAAGGATGTCAGGTCGCAAATCTCTCAAGTCTTTGGCGTGCCTCCGGGGATGCTTGACGGCTCATTCCAAAACAAAGCAACCGCCGAAGTCCAATGGGCAATCTTTAGACAAAATTCTATCGATCCCGAAGCGCTTTACATTGCTGAAGAGTTCACTCGCCATTTTAGAAGGTGGGAAGAAGACGTGCTTATCGAAGCACAGCCTTATGAATACAATGATCCTGACGCTGATATGCGTCAAGAAGAGTTTGAACTCAAGTGGGGAATCAAGACAATCAACGATGCAAGAGGCGAGCGTGGCTACGATCCGATACCAGAGGGTAATACTCCGCTTATTGCTAATGGTTTTGTCCCTTTACAAAGCGCCGTTAACCCCGCTCCCGCGCCTGTGGTGGCTCGGAATACAGAGACTCGAAGCCTAACAGCCAAGCGTGCTAAATTGCCCATTATAACAGCAGATGCAAAGGACTTGTTTTGGAGAAACTTTGACGCAATAACAGAGGCGAATGCCGGATCGCTTGAGAATGTAGTTGAGATGATTATTGCACAAATCAAAGAGCAAGTTTTTCAGCTTGCAGACGATGGCGTTTTAACGCTTGCAACCGTTGAAGTATCGCCTGAAGATATTGCACAATACGATGCAATTATTGCCGATGCTTGTAATCAAGTAGCTCAAGAGCTTTATACTACCCTTGCAATTGAAGGCGGCATGACTCCGACTGCAGAGATAGTAGCACTTGTCGAAGAATCAAGCGCTCAAATCAGGGATTCTATCGGAGTTATCAAGCAAGAAGTTCAAGCGACTCTAACTGCAAATGCAGGTAAAGACAAAGACGAGCTTTTTAAGATACTTACAAACAAATTCGACTCACTGCAAACAAGCAGAGCGCGTGCCATTGCGAATACAACAAGCGCAAATGTCACAAGCGGAATGCAATATGCAGTCTATAAAGACGAAGGCTTCAAAATGGTATGGCTCACACAAAGAGACAGCCGCGTAAGACCCGCTCATGCTGCAATGGAAGGCTCGACTCAAGGCGCGGATGGATACTTTACGGTAGTGACTGAAGTTAAAGACAAAGAAGGCAATATAATTGAAGTCAAAACCGAAAAAGCAAAGCGCCCTCTTGGCTCTGGTCTTAGCGCTTCAAATGCAGTCAATTGCAGATGCCAATTATTCCCGGTTGAAGCATAATGAGTTACAAGCCAAACAAAGGAATGCAAGAAGAAGCAGAGCGTGCTATCAGGTGGGTCGAAGAAGGCCGCGAAGGTGGCACTCGTATCGGCAAAATCAGAGCGCGTCAGATTGCACGCGGTGAAAACTTAAGCGAAGACACGGTAAAGCGTATGTATTCTTTCTTCTCACGTCAAGAAGGCGTAAAGGATGCAGAAGGCTTCGAGCCCGGTGAGGATGGCTATCCATCACCCGGTCGAGTGGCATGGGGTTTGTGGGGTGGAGACCCCGGATATTCATGGTCAAAAAACATAGTAGAGCAATTAAAAAATAGAGGTTTTAATATGGATTTAATAACACGCGAGCTGAACCTGCAACTCAGGGACGGCTACGAATACGAAGAAAAAGGAGAAGGCTACGAAGAGAAAGAGAATGATCTCTATACCTTCGTGGTATCAACTCCTGAAGTAGATCGTTATGGCACGATCATCGTGCCAAGCGGGATAGACTACACAGCCTATCTCAATAACCCAATCGTCTTAGCACAGCATGACTCTGACAAGTGGCCTATCGGTCGTTGTTTGGGCTTTGCAATGAATGGCGAAAACTTAGAAGCAACAATACAGATAGAGTGCATTACCGAAGAAGGCAAGAAGCTTAACAAGCTCATCAATGCCGGATTTGTTAAGGCAGTATCTGTCGGAATAATCCCAGTCGAATATGAAGAGCAAACAATCGACGGCTCAAAGGTCACAGTCTATACAAAGTCAGAGCTCGTAGAGTTTAGCGTCGTATCCGTTCCGGCAAATCGTCAAGCACTC